ATGAAAGTAATTGATATTTTGACTTGGTGTAACGAACAGTCACCTCAGTGTGAGTTTTCACGACGAAACTTTACTAGCAGATATTATTACTGGCTTTTCCACACTATTCGCGAATCTTTCCCTGAAATGCCTAAATATGCAAATATTGGAGTACACAAATCGGTAAGCGAGTATTTAGAACGTGGTTGCGCAGACACAAGATTTGATAAAAAAGAATTGAGGATATTGTCATATTTGCTTGTAGCGGCAAAAAATCACCGAGTCACCGCAGACTACGAATTAGACCAAGATTTTACCGAGACGGATAGACTAGATGCTAAACTAAGTATAGAAAATTGTGCGTCACAATTAGTGAAGATTTTTACTCAAATTCCACAGATTGGATCTTCTACCCAATAAATTCTCTCAAGGGCGCCAAAGGCTGAGGTTCAAATCTACTCGTACTGAAAATTAGTCATCTATTTTACAATGATTTACTTCCTTAATTCGCCTCGTCGGATTTTAAGCGCGCCAAATCCACGCCAGTTTACAGCATTGCCCTCCGATACTATTTAACGCTTGGTGTTAATTACACTTTGGCATTATTCATTGTTAGATTACTTAACCAAACGTTCGCAAAGGCACAAGTAGATACGATGAGAAGTTTACGTAATTGTTAACCTTCATTAGGGTGTCATAAAATAAAAAGCCCGAACCGATCCGGGCTTTACCCAATACAGAAATTGTCAGGATGCGGATTTTACAGCTGCACTGGAAGCTACTGTACCAGCAGTTGCACCAACACCTGTAATCACAGCTACACCTGTGGCCATACCGCCGCCACCCGCTGCCAGAGCTCCACCACCAACAGCAGCCAAAGAAGCATTTGTTAATGCAGCCCCAGATAAAGTACTAATTGCAGTACCCGTTGAAGCTGCGCCCAATAAACCAGCACCTCCTGCCGCTGCAGCTATAGTTGGTGCAGCAACTAAAGCTGCTCCACCAGTTATTGCTGTAGTTCCAACAATTACGGCAACTTTTCCGGGATTTTCTACAGCGTAATCAACACCATCTCTTACCACGTCGACAGTATTGCGTATTGCATCACAAGCAACATCAAAAGTGCCATTAGCAACATCAGAGATGACATCTACCGTACCGGTAGCTACTTCAGAGACGATATCAACAGTGCCACTAACTACATCACGTACAAAGTCAAATAATCCCATTTACTACTCCAGTCAAAAATTTGCGATATAAAAATTACCGCACCACAGAGCATATTAGGCAACTTATGGCATTGCAGCCAGGTTTTCGCTTTGAAATCTCAAACCTCAATTTCCGAATAAGGCAATTCAGGCGCTGCACCCAGCACCCTGCCATCCTGAATATAGACCATCTGCCCCACTGTTCCGGTGCCTATCACGGTACTTGCGTGGCCGCTGAGGGTTTCAACGGTCACCGTTCCTTCCGGATTTACTGATATTACTTCCACGATACTTTTTGGTTGCCTGATCAGCTGCTGCAGTTGTTTGAACATAGTTACTCCAGGGCTTCACTTAAACCAACCGACTGAGATATATCAATGGCGCCATCGGTTCCAACTGCGGCTCGCATCGAAAAACTGTCGCATGTTGACTTAAAAATATCAGTCCCTACCCTGACGCCAATTAATTGACCAATTTTAAACGGTGGCAGTGAAGCCATAACCGGCAGTGTGAGCTGCCAGTTACGTTTGTGGCCAGAGTCGGCTAATGCTGCCGTGCCGGCCAATCGTGCGGCCTGAACATCAACGATCAGTGATGATGAAATATCAGGTGCAGGCGTATCGCCCGCGGTGGCCATCCTGCGCACCTTTACAGAAACTCCCACCTGCTCCCCTCGGACAAAAACACTGTCATAAAGCGGGCTGATTTGGTCGGTTTCGGATTGTTCTTGGATCACCGCATCGTGTACAACGATATCCGGCACAGCTGCAGCGGTTTGCCAGGGTGATACTGGCCATCGCGGAATTACTTTGATGCTCTGGTTTTCATCGTCGCATAACATCATGCAACCAAGCTGGCCAATTGCTTCGTTAACGGCTTCCACCGGAGGTTTGCCTGCGGTAGAAAAGGCGCGTGCAGGAACGCTGAAATCGGTAACGCCCTGGAGCTCAACGGTCCAGTCTGTGAACTGCAGCAAGTCTTGTAGGATACCGGCAAAACTACGCATGGTCATGTTTGTGTAACTGATCTGGCTTTTGTACGGAGCTGCAATTTCAGCAATGCGGCTTCGACCGCTACCTGAATAAGTTTCATCTCCGAAAATTGTTCGCTTTGAATACTGCTCAATGTAGCCGTAAAACTCATAGCCATTCACAGTCCACTTCAACAGTTCATTTTTCGTCCGTTCAGAATCAATCCGGCTCGAAAACTCACACGAGATTGTCATGGCAAATTGTCCACGACTGTGACCAATCGAAAAGCTGTTGATTATGATCCGTTGATTATCTCTAATCCGGATGCAGTCTAACGTTGGTTGCATGACATAAGCCCTTTGCACCTGCGGCTCTATTGGCAGGTTCACATCAATGACAGGTGTTGAGGGAACATTTACTTTAAATCCGCCACCAGGCAGATAGACACACACGACAGGTGACGCTGTAAAGCGCAGCTGGACTGCGCCGTCATCATTTTGTTGCGTTGAAGCAAAACGAATTCGGGCTCGCCCAATTTGCGGCCGGTAATTCCCTGAGCAGTACCAGCGAGAAGGTGTTGGGCCATAAGGCAAAATGTGCGGATCCCGAATAGCATCGACGCTTTTATAATGGCTGGTAAATTGCCCCATGTTCAACGCGGTTTTTAACCACTGGTTTGCATGTTGCTGCTGGTTCAGCGTTAGCCTGCCGCGCCACGGCACCAAGTTGGCAACTGACTCGATATTGGTTTGCAAAGAAAATGCGACCTTGCAATCACCCCAATGGAGATCGGCCGAATCCCAGCCTGCCAGAAAGCTATTGGCCGACAAATCCGGAAACAACGCAAACGCCCCCCTCATTGAATTTGATACCACAGGCGTGAATTCCCGTGGCATCAGCCGCGAGCAGCACACTAACGACGGCAACTCAGTTCGCCAGGGCGTCGTTGGAGCAAATACCAAAGGTTGCGGGTTTAGCCAGTTAATCCTCGCTCCGGCCGCTACAGGATCATGCTTTTGAAAATTGACTGCAACGGTTGCCCAAACAGTCGGAGCACCAATCGGCATTGGTGGTTGTGAATCGCCGACAAATCGCAGTATAACAGGCGATACCGGACTGGCCAGTAGACTGGAAAATCGCAGTAATACGGACATGAGTTATCCAGTTAGTACAAAATGGAACCAACATTCTTAGCATCGACCAAATCGGCTTTCTTTTTATCGGTGCCTGCCACGTCGTAGGCCGGTGACCCGGTATCATCCAGGATTAAAAACAATAGATGGTTATTGGTGGTGTAATCGAATGGAACGATAAACCTAACAACTCCTGTTGTCGGCCTGACACCAAACATCAGCGGTTTCATATCACGCCGATCTAATACCGCATAACGTTCTGCTGCCGGGTCAATATCAAGTTCAACGATGCCACGATGAAGCGGTGCGGTGCCAGGTTGCTCAAACATTACCAAATGGGTCATTCCATTGCTCCATGTTGATAAAAGCACCTGCAGAAGTATAACCACCTGCTGTGTAAGATCGCATTAACCAATGTTGTTGACTGCTGATTGTTTTGCTAAAAGGCCACAGCGTGTTGCCATAACCAACTTTAAGCGAATAACCATATCCTGGTAAAACACCACGAAGCAGTGGGCTTACCGTACTATCACGCACTATTTGGCCAAGGCGGTCGGTAGTGATACTGAGAATATTTTGACTAGACAACCACACAAAAGCTGGCATTAGTACTTCAGGTGACGTTGGTTCAGACTGCCAAACAATATTATTTATACCCCCAGTGTTACCCCAAAACGGTAACCAGAGACAATAATTACTAAACGCATCAAAATTATCAGCGTCGTATATTTTTAAAGGTGTTCTTATTGCCGAATCACCAGTTGCCCTCATGTAATACAAAGAATCCTCTGAAGCTGGTGCCGAAAATGCGCCATTCCAAAATGACGCCATCGTGATAAATCGACTGGTGTCAGATGGAACTGCCGAATAAAAATCACCAACGTACATCGCAACCCCATAGGTGCCGGGGCCCGTCATTTTTAGTGTTGATAAGTTAGTATCAATCGTTAAATAAAAACCAATTGATGTGCCTATCAAAACCCAGCGAGTTAATCCGCTTGTTGCAGTAAACGCTTGTGTATTCCCTTGCCGAAAGAAATCGCTGATACCGGTCATGCTCGCAGCATGGGTTACACGCATTACAGTGTTATTGGCATCTGCGGCGGTGTTGCTATAAAACTTTGCAAAACCACCTGATCCACCGGCAGCTACATTGTTGCGAAACACGGCAGCCTGAACACCGGCGTCATAATACGGGCGAGTCCAACCTAATGGTGCTTTTGAACCATAACCATCCACGAGACATTTGGTGAGTACATCAAGTATTTGCGATGGCTTTCCGTTTGGAATCTGTGGCGCACCGGCATCATCCCAGCGATAAACTGTCACTGCTTGCGGCATATTAATCCTCGTTTCCACGTAGCATCAAAGTGATACTGTCTTTGTCAATCATGCTGTGTCCAGGACTAACAGAGCGCACTAGCATCGTTGGTTTACTGGCGGCATAGGTGTTAAAACGAACCGCCTCACCAGGCGACCATCCACCACCCCAGGCATTTGCCGGTAATACAAAATAGGGTTGGTTCGTTCGGGGATTGATCGGGGCGAACGTATTCATGGTGTCACCGGTTGCAACTTGTCCGAGATTTTTACCAATGCAGCGGTAACTGGATTGCGTGACCATCAGCAGCAACCACTCTTCGTTTACAGCCCCCTGGTTGGTCACCACAATGGGATAATCCACAACATTGACACTTGCTGTGGCCGATGGCCCGAGGCTGGTCCAATCGCCATTCCAGCTGGTCATGTCCCAAACGTCACTCACCCGGGATTGCAAATCGCCAAGAACCTGCACGCTCGATACCACCGCATCAATGGGGTAACTACGGGCTAATGGGCTGGCCAATTCAATCGAATCGACGGTCCGGTTAACGACCATAGCCTCTTCTGCGAGGGTGTGAGTTAAAACAAATGGGGCTGTAAACCCAACGAACGTACCATGTAACGTGACAACGCCAGTTTCTTTGATGTAGCTGTAGTGCGTATCAGTCGGCGTCCATAGACTTTTGCCGTCTTTATCGGTTAGTTCAACCCAGCTTTCTGGCCTGGCAGCATGGGTCTGGCCAGCCGCTGGCGCCGGTATAGCAATCACCTGCTTGTCGGACACCACGACTACGCCCCACTTATGATACATTTCGACACGGCCACCGAGCGGCAAGCGGATTGGGTTAAAACCGTACAACTCACCAGGCGGTAGCAACCCAACATTTTCGGTGATGTCGTAACGTAAGGTGCTGAGCAGCACCGGCTGAGAAAAATCAAGATTCACGATGCCGTTTTCGATACTACCGGTAATTCCGGTACCAAAAACAGCACCTGAGGCATTTGCCGCGGCGCTGTAAGTGCCGCCACTTACCCGCTCTACAGTCATATAAAAAGTCGCAGGGTCGTAGTCGGAAACGGAGACCGCAAATATGCAGTTGATATCGCCGTCAGCTGCACCATATTCAGTGAGCGCAGAAACCAGAGCTCCGGAAAATCCCCCTTCATAAGTGATCACGCCTGCAGCGCTTATTGTGCCCACTCTGCGTTCGGGGTTCGCCAGGGCAAACTCTGAGCTGGTATGCCAATAGAGCACGCCGTTAAAATCGACTACCCGCAGCACTGAACCACCCTCAGGGTTTGGCACGGTCCCAGACACTGTGTTAAATACGACAGTTTTGCCATCGATACTTAAATTCGAAGTCCACTCCTGGTAACGTAAATTACTTAGATAACTCACAGAAACCAAAGTCCCAGCATCTGGCCTGCGATTCAGCGTTATTGACATAAAACCGCCGTTAATAGTGCTGAAAGTTGGATCTGCTTCGATGTAACATTTACCATTAAAGTAGTAGCGCACAAGGACGCCGGCATAAACTCCGCGCACGGCTCCAGAAAATAAATCGCCAACAAACCAGGAGTACGACAGGCCATTCACAGCAGGCTTACTTGAAACGATCCGAATTAAACCGCCGGCCTCAGAATATGGATCAATCTGCAGGCCGATATGGTCATCACCCGCCGTGTTTTCCGGCAACAGCTTGCCAATAGTGTTTTGCACCTGGAGCAGCCTGGTGCCAATATTTGCTGCAGCGGTGATGCGGGTAACCCCATGAAACTTCAGATCATCCCTGGCCGAAGTGAACCGGAGTTTGGTGATATCGGTTTGGCCGTTTACGGTAACCGTTGGCGCGGGTGCTTCGAACGGTAAACCCGGGGCGAACCTCACACCAGCTGTAGTTTTTTCAACAACCTGTGCAAAATGAACAAGCCTTGGCCACTCAGTATTTTCCGAACCTGTATACTCAATTGCGATGCAAATTAGATCGCCAATAGACAAATTCACAGGACGTGTGTTGCTTTCGTCCTGTGCGAGATCAGCTGCAGGCAGCAGATCCTGATATTTCAACATGCCCGATAGGCCAGAGCGTAACAACAGGCCAGGCACCACGTTTGATTCCAGATATTCCTTCATCTGAGGCAACCGGCTTTCATCATTGAGATCGATACTTTGCACAATGAAGCAACTTACCAACGGGTCTTCAGGGGGATCACTCAAATAGATATGAGCATCTTTTAATCGCTCATTACCTAGCGTATCGATGCCCGGGAAAATCTTTTCAATTTCTACCGAGCCCTGACTGTGATCAATGACACTTACAGATGTGAATACCTGATTGAGCTGGCCGTTCTGTACCTCATGAGTCGAACGCTGGCCGCCGGCAGTCTCATTATTGCCCTGCTGCTCCGGCTTGAATATCTTGAGGTCGGTTCTACTGATTGAGCCGGTCATATGGATCCTAAACGGTTAAAAATTTCAAAGTTACGTTGGCCACATTATCGTCACCAGTCACATGGTCAAAAAGGTCATCTCCAACAGCAGCGGGACCCGCTGTGTGATCCCAAATAACCGATATGGACTCGCTACCATTGACCAATGTAAAAGGGGTCATAGTGCTTTCGCTGTGTGCTTTGAGCTCATTAAATGTCAGAGCATTAAGCCAGCCATTTTTGGTACCAAAATGTAAGGAGTGGCCTGCGACAATAGCTGTCTGCTGGACGTGCGGAGCACCATTTAATGCGCGCTTCATTGTACTTGCCACTCGCTGAATACTATGGCGGTTCGTCCACAGAAGATTATCCGCTTCGATCCCGTCGATAACTGTCATGGCACCTCTTTATCCGCCGACACTGAGTTGCTGCTTGATTGCGGCAACCAGTTGGGCAAGAACGTCTCTATCAATTGATGTGTTGAATTTTTGATTTCCCACTTGCAGCACCAGTAAGGTTGGCAGATCAGAATTACTTGCTGACACTTGCTGGGCAGAACTGACTGCGACAACCGGAGGGGTTTGAGTATTCGAAGTTGTTGGTTTAACTGCCGGCTTGTCTACCGTTTTTTTGGCATCAGCCTGCGCTTTTGCTTCACGCTCATCCTCAGCACGTTGATTTTGTTTTTCAACAGCAATTTGCCGAGCCAACTCCAGCGCTTCACGTGCTTTAGTGATCGATTCGCGGTCGCCAATTTTCTCAGCTTCCCGAAGCTTTTTCGTTAATTCCTCGTTTCTTGCTCGAAACTCTTCGGCTTCGATTTTGTCAGTTTCGCCTTTCAGCTGTGAAAGTTCACGCCGTAGGTTCGAAACAGTACCCGTCAAGTCATCACTTAATAGTTGAACCCTGCCACGTGCTGCATCGATGGACTTCAGCAAGTTTTCCATGCTGGCGCTATCGAGCTTGCCCATGTTGTTGTTAGCGATATACGTAATATCGCTAAGTCGCCTTAGCGATACCGAGTTATTGTCAAGCTCCTCAGTTAATTCACGATAGCGAAGTGTCTGGCTGAGGATTGCGCGCTCACGGTTAAAACCCTCTTCATATTGTTTTGCTAGCGTTCGCCAAAAATCTCCAAAGGTGGCACCGGCCTGCTGAATTTTTTCATCCAGCACCTGAATGCGGTCCTCCAATTCTTTATTGGATTTGCCGGTTAGCTCAAACTCTTGCCGCAAATAATTATTTGCTTCAGCAAACATGCTGGTATACCGAATAGCTCGGCCGGTTGAGCCTGCCAGCGCATCCATCCGATCTTTCTGCTCACGCAGCCCAATGTTTGTGCGGTCGACTTGCTCGCCTGAATTTTGTTGCTGCTGTTCAAAATCACCAATCAGCCTGCTCACGACGGACAGTCGTTGCTCCAACGCTTCCTTGGCCTCGATGTACTCATAGGCAGCAATTGTCCCGCGCTGGTACATTGCATTTAATCGGTCGTGCTCGTCTTGCGTGCTTCGATATTCCTGAATTAACTCACCGTAAGTTTGCGCTTCCAGCAACTTCACTTTGTTGAGCTCTTCAGTTTGGTCTTTCAGAGCCTTTTGCTTTTCAGTCAGCTGCTGCTGAGCATCAGATTTTTCTTTAACGGACGCCGTCGTACTTGCCAATGTGGCTTTCAGCTTTTCAATTGATTGGTTTGTCTCATTGATTTTGCTGATGTACTGCGCCTGGAACTGGCTAGCACTTTCTTGGCTTTCAGTCAGATCTGTATTTTGCTTAACAAGCCCATCTAACGTGGCAGAGAGCCCTTTTGCAGCGGCTTCAACTTTGAGTGTTTCCGGCACTGCGGCGCCTTGAGCAGCCGCCAACTTTAAAGAAGACTCGGCCCATTTCTCATAGGCCTGCTTTACTTCAAAGGCCGTCAGTGTGCCCTTTTGATACTGCTCATCGATGGCATCATAGACACGCTTCGCCGCGGTTTCTTGATCTTGTAAGCTTTGAACCGTGACAATCCCTGACTTGCTAATGAGCAATGACAACTGTTCAGCAGCAGCCGCCCTTTCGGCCTCAGCATCGGCGATCGTTCTGATTGAACTGATTTGCTGTGCTGCCGACTCGGCAGCGGCATTTGATGCGGTGTTGTATGCGGTTTTTGAAGCTTCAGCGCTTTCACCAGTAACCTGTTTCCATGCTGCGGTGATATCTTTGCCGTCTTGTTCAATCTGGTCTTTATAGGCCTGTGATACCGCCTGCAACATTTCACCGGTACTTCTGAGGCTTGCGGCAATTTTGTCACCGCCAAGCGCGCCAATAAAGACAGATAAACCATTTGCCATATTGGCAAAATATTGTGTAACTGCGGCGCCGAGAAATGATATGCCGGAAGATATGCCATTAAATACCAAGCGAACTGAACCGGCGATCACTTGTACAAAACGGGTAAACGCGGTGATGTTTTCTAACGTGGTTTGCAGCCCGCTGCCACCGTCTCGAATGATGCTGGTAAAGAAATTACTGATATCTTCAGCCGCTTGTTTCAAACGGCCATTGGCATTGAGCTCGTCAAACTTGGCGTTTAATTCTTTCAGAAAATTTACTGCGACCTGATAGGCGCCGCTGTCCGCGATTTTTTGCTTAAAGCTTTCCCAGTTATTACTGATCAGATTGATTTGGCCACTAAGCCGGTTCAGGCTCGTTGAGGCCTGCCCATTGGCCTGTTTACCCATTTCCTCAAATAGAGCTTTAATGGTTTCCCGGCCTAACTGGCCAGATTCACTTAACTTTTGCAACTCAATAACGTTTTTTCCGGTCACGGATGCCAGCAAGTCCCATACCGGCACACCACGCTCGACCAACTGCAGTATTTCTTCACCTTGCAGTTTCTGTTTTGCCCAGGCTTGACCAACCGCAAGAATGATCCCACTGAGCCGTTCCTGACCACCACCGAGCTTTGCACTGTAGTCGGTTAGCGACTGCAAACTGCCGGACATCGGATCAATACCGAATGTTTTTAAGCTGGCAAATGCCTGCCGTGCACTATCGAGCCTAGTGCCAGTTTGATTTGCAAAGTCTTTGATCCAAGCTGTTGCTTGCTCGCCGCCCTCAATACTACCCATCATGGCAGTCATCTGTGCCGAAAACGCGACAGCATCATCACCAGTGCTTAAAACACTAACGATGCTGTCTCGCAAACGGTCGATGCCGATATATGCGCCAGCCATTGCAAATAGACTGCCTGTGGCTGCCGCAATTGAACCACGGAAATCGCCGGCTTTTTTCGACGATTGATCCAGCAAGCGCTCATGCCGAGATAGCTTTTCATTGACTCCGGAAATTGCAATTTCTGCAGCTGATTGCTGCTGTTTCAGATCACGGCTGGCATCAGCCAGTTTGTCCATGGCCACACCAGCGCTTTTCAGACTGGCTTCATGCTGGCGATACTCGTTTTGGTTTTTGTTAAGCGTACTACCAAGCTGAGTGAGTTCTGCCCGGGCGGTCTTTACCTTTAATGCGTATTCAGCTTTTGTCTGGCCAGCACGTTCAGTCGCGGCGCCCGTTTCACGCAATTCATTTTCTTGCTGCGTAATTGCGGCGGAAAACTGTTGTGCCGCCTGTGTGACATCACGCTGGGCCTTCTCCAGACCGGTCAGTTCTGCTGTTGCGGTGGCAAGTGCTGCTGTCTGTGCTTTGCCAGCTGTCGCGCCTTCTGCCTGTTCACGGCTAAGCCGCTCAACTTCAGTCCGAGCCTGCGCAACCTGTGTTTCATAACGCTGCAGCTGCTGTGTGGATTCAGCCTGCTGCGCCTGCAGCCTTGCCAGTTCTGCGACACCAGCCTTTTGTGATTGCTCGAGTCGTTTTGATTCGGCCGCGGCAGCTTTTTGGGCAGATACCAGTTTATCCAGTGCCAAACTGCTGTCTTTGTATGACTGCTCACCTTTTTTGATGGCGACCGTCAACTCTTCAATACGGCGAACACTGTTTTGCTGGTTTTGCAGCTCAGTAAGGCGAGCATTTAAAATTTCACTTTGCGAAGCCAGCTCACCCAGGGCTTTTTCAGATTTCTTAGCCTCAGACGAAAACAGATCCCGCCCTTGAATAATGAGATTAATTACCTGGTCTTTAAAGCTCATGATTTACCTAAACTGATTTTGCAAAATAAAAACGCCCGGGATCAGCAAGGCTAATACCGGGCGTTATAGAGCGATCTTGACGATTACGCTGCGGCGGAACGAACAAAGAACTTTGATTTACCTGCTGCAACGATAGAACCGTCTGCTAAAACACCGCCTTCAATATCAAACGAACCAAAATCGTCACCGATTAGCTCAAGGCCAGCAGTCGGGCTTGGCTTCCACTTGAAAAATTTCAGCGACCAGGCTTTGCCATCGGAGTCATTAATGCCATCGACCACCACTTTCACTTCCTGTCCTGATTCGACTAACGCCTGCAGAGCACTGCCTACTGCAGCTGTGTAACTGACTTTAATGCTGGCGCCGGCCGCGATATCACCGGTTGAAAGCACACGAATACCAGATGCGCTCACAATGTAATCTTCGCCTGCTACATAAGTTGGCGCACCGGTTGTATGTTTGACGGTTACTGCCTGTGCCACATCAATCATGCGAGATGTATCCGCAAGACCGTCATGAACAGCAATGACCGCTTCGTCAGTGACGACTGCTGCAACCAGAGCTTCAATTTGCCCACGCAGTGCCAACGCCAGGTTTGCGTTACTAAAAGTATTGAGCGTCATACTCAATTTAACTGACTTCACCTTGGTTACTTCAGCCGCATTGCCACCGCCGCCACGGTAATTTGGCAGCGACTTTGTTTCCTGCTCGATGTCAATTTTCACGCCAGAGGCGTTGCCTACGTCGCGGCCGTTGACATAAACAATGCCAGCGCCGATATAGGACTCGGTAACAGTACCAGTCATATGTCATTCCTAATTTATGGGAGGTTGTCTTTGCAGTGTCAGATGGACACACGTTGTTTAATTTCGATCAGCATCATCGCCAGGGCTTTTGTTTCGTTTGCCTCGGGACGAATAAACTTGCAGGATTCAAACTCGCGAAAACCAGTGCATTCCATCCAGGTTACTTTGTCTGGGAATCGCTCATCTTTAAAAAATGCAGATCGAACTTGGCGAACTGCATCAATAATTTCTTGGGGGGCGTTTGGGTTGCTTTTAGAAGGCACTCCGATCACGATTCGAATTTTCGTTGTTTCGATGTACGCAGAGTTCTGCCCGCTTTTAATTTCCCCCACACTGTCATCAGGTTCAATAAAAATGACTCGCCCCGCTGTTGAAGTTCCTGCCTGATAAAAGCACGGCTTTACTTCAAAGTCAGGGATCTGCGCCAGTCTCGCGCGAATGGATTCGATCATCGTGTCAGCCTTTGAAAAGTAGTACGCAAGTGGTCTACCAGCACCGGCTCAAGACTTTGACGAACTGCCGCAAAGCTACCAGCCACTGACGGACCGTATTGTGAGCGGGGTATTTTTCGCCACTTCTCGCCCTTATAGCGAATAGTGACCAGTTCATTGCCATTTCGGCCGCGGAACAAAAATGCGGTGCGCCAGGTGCTCACTTTGTTTCGCATGACACTTACACGCAATCCGGCGGCCACCGGTCTGGTAGGCGCAGTTTTGCTTGCGCGAGTAAGCCCTTTAGTGACAAATCGTGAAATAGTTGAAGGCCGGTACCGGCCAATGATCCGAGCTTCCAACTTTGCCTCATTTAAACGAATACTCAGATGCTGGTCGACATAACTACGATCAGCATATCCATAACGCTTAAAAATGGCGTCAACGGCCAAATCACGGCCCATAGCTGCAGTGCTTTGCAATGCCCGGGCTATGGCTGGCTTTTGTTTGTCTGAAAAACGCTTGAGCTCACGGTTAACGTTGGCAAAGCCTTCGATTTTGAGTGCCATCAGATGTAGATCCAATCAACGCTGAAATCATCCATCAGGTACATTTGAGTTAATTCGTGTATTTGACCGTTTAACTCAAAAACGTCACCTGCGGCCACAGCACCTTCGGATTTCAGAAAACTTGCAAGCAGGACCGGCTCAGCTATAAATTCTGACTGCTTTACCAGCTCACGGCGGTTATTGCCGGTGCTGACTAAACGTTCAAATGGCACAGAGCCATCGCCCGGAATGAATTGACACGGCGAGGCCAGTTTCCGGAACAGCCTCGCCATTTTACTTTGCAGTGCCATTAAGCGTTAATTTTCACATCAACACTGGTTGTGCCATTGCCTGCATCTAAGAACACTTTGCCGGCATAAATTGCGCCTGCGGCACCGCTGTTATCTGTGATTTGACCAGATGCCAACCATACCTTTTCGCCAACAGTCAGCTCAGTTCCTTGAGCTTTAGGCAATGCAAAAACACCTTCTGTTACACCAACGCAAGGGGCACCAGAAGCCGCGGCATCGATAGCTACAACGATCAGTTCACCCACATTCGTTACTTGGCCAGCGGCCAGAGCTGCTGCAGCGATGAAAGTAATAGTCCGGCCTTCGCCAACATAATTTTTCATATGATTTATCTCAAAAAGGAGTGATCAAAAAAGGGGCCGAAGCCCCTTAGTTATTTACTGCGGATTAAACACCGGTACTGCGAACTAAGCCGCGGAAATCGAGCGGTGCAACGCCTGCATCAATCCGGACTTTGGTGGCGACGCCGTCAATGTTAAAGCCCTGTTGCTGCTCGATATAAGGCAAATCAACGCCATCGAGATAGGCCACTTCGATAGTGTCTTTACCCTGACCGGCAGCCAGGTACCATTTATCCGGGCTATCATCATCCAGACGTGATTCGCCGATGACTTTCGCAAAATCTTTAATCGGGTTGGTAATACCTGCGTTCGCATCGGCGCCGCGCACAGACGAAGATTGGATAGTCTGACGAATGGAGTCTTCTTTTGACACTGCACAAAGTACAAACTCCGGACGGATATTCAATGACCGGCCGCCCTGAGCTTTCTGGTTACGCATCAAAGTTTTTGCGGCTCCAAGCGTTTCGACGGTAGCAGCACCGCCAAGAGTGTTTTTATGATCTGTATGGAACAGATCTTTATTGTCGGACATTTTTGGATTTTTGGTCAGGACCGCATAAACCAAATCGCCGATTGTCCCACGGGCAGCCGCCCCCATTTTCATCGGCACACTGGTCAAAACGTTCATATCATCGTCAATGATGGCCTGTCTGGTAATACTGAATAACTCACCATAGGTGGCCAGAGCAATTTTTTCAGCACGATCACTGATTGTCACGTATTTGTATTCAGCCCCTTGGCGGACCTCACGCAGACTGCCAAATTCACCCAAACCAATTCGGTTAGCAATTTTAAAATCGCTTAAATCGCCTTTTTTGGTCCACAGCTGGAATGTTTCTTCAGCTTGCTCCCAGCCGAGCAACACGGATTTATTGGCTACATCTAATAAGATTGAACCAAAATCACTGCTGCTGTGCGTGAAGGCCATCCCCACAACAGCCATGATATTTTCACCTGTGACTCCAATACCACGATCCATTAAAGAAGCGCGTGCCAGTTCCCGCAATGAGTAGCTAGCATAGGTATTTGTTTTTTCACGTTCCGCATGACCAGCGCGGGCCATTAATGTGGCGCGAACTGAATCACCAACTAAATTACCGTTAGTAATATGGCCATGATGACGAGCGCCGGCGTTTGGCGCGGAAGGTGCTGCTTGCTCGCCCAGCTTGGCAAGTAGTTTGTCTTTGGCTTGTTCCGGAGTACAGTTTGCGTCCGAAATACAAGCCACTAATTCAGTACTAAATGATGGAAACGCAGCAAAAACAGCATTAATACCATCAATGCGTTGTTTGTTAGCTACTGCTGCGGCGGCTTGGATATCAGCTACCGATGGCGCGGCTGCGATTGGTGTTGCAGGGGCTGGAGCGGCCGGTGCGTTGCCTTGTGGGGCAAACAAGTTTTTCAATGCTTCTGGCATGTTTTTGAAATCCTTCAAACGTTTGGAATTAAGTTGTGCTGCCATTTGCAGCGGTTGAACTAACGTGTCAGCAAAGCCTTTGGCAACAGCCTCGGCACCGGTTAACCAGGTTTCATCTGCAAGCAGTGCCTGCAGTTCTTCGTCGGACAAGCCAGTTTTTGTCTTATAGGCACCGATGAGTGTGCTTTCGACTTTATCAAGCAGATCCGCATACTTACGCATGTCATCCGCATCCCCGATGGTGCCGCCCCACGGTTTGTGGATCATCATCATGGCGTTTTCCGGCATGATGATTTCGTCAAATGCCATTGCAATCACACTGGCCATAGACGCAGCCAAACCGTCGATATGGCAAACTTTGTGAGCCGGGTGGCCCTTTAGCAGGTTGTAGATCGCCATGCCTTCAAACACATCGCCACCAGGGGAATGGATCCGAGCTTCAATTTTGGTAACACGGCCAAGGGCTGCCAGATCGCGGGCGAACTGCTGGGCGGTGATGCCCCAGAAACCAATTTCTTCATAAATCATCAGCTCGGCGGTGCCGTTTTGATTCTTCATCTGATACCAGCTATTCGCTGGCATCATCTTCATCTGGTCGCTGGCCATTGGGTTGAACAGCTGATTTTGATTTTGCTGCTGTGCCATCAGTTGGGTCATTTTCGGTCACCATTTTATTTTCGCGGTTATAGGCAACTTCACGTTGCCGCTGCCGCTTCGTTTCTGTTGGGTTTCGGCCACGGGCACGCACCCATTCGGCCTCGGTGGCGGCATTGCCGGAAATCATCTCGGCCCAGGCTTCGGCCTCTTTTTTAGGGTCAATCCATGGCATGGTTGGACCGAAATAAACCGCATCAAATAAAGTTCGCAGGTCTAAATCTGCCGGAAGCACAAGCGGGTCAACTTTATTTAGCTGCTCCATCTTCAGCCACTCGCGATAAGTTGGCCGTGACCAGCCCGCCACAAACCATTGCTGCAGGATCCGGTTGGATTCGTCTTGCTCCACCAGTTCTTGGCGCTGGCTTGAATAACTGCCTTTATAGTCACGGCTAATACTTGAGTAGCTGCTGCGGGTACCCGCGGCACATGCTTTGAGCTGGCCATTTCGAAATTCAGCGAGGTGGGTGTTTGGCCGGTTCGATTCAATCATCCCGACATCTTCACCCGGGGCTAGATCGTCAAACGTCATACCAGGTGCAATTTGAATTTCGCGACCACCTGTTGAGCTGGTCGGCGTCACATATGCATCAGGCGAACCCCGCTTGATATAAAATGCTAATGCAGCACTAATTCTTGCTGCTACCCGCTCGGACTCTTCATAATCTTTGATATCGCCCAACCGGGTTATAATGCCGTGGAACACGCTGACACCACGCAGTTGGTGCAACCGGCGCACAAAGCGTAAGTGCAGCATGTTGGCCGATGGAACTGGTTTAGTTGTGTAACGAAAACCGACCTGTTCCGCAGGATGGTCGAGCAATACGTGGTAATTCAGCACCTGCCCCCAGGTGTTTAACTCTAGCCCCTGCCGGATCCGCTTGGCCGGTTCACTGAGCTCATAAGGTATAAAGTCAGCTTCCAGCGCTTCGATACTGAACGGCGTGCCTTGTGGATTTGGGTGGTTAAATTTACTTACCCTGCCGCGAACGAGCTGGCCGAAAACATCACCATCCCGAAGTGCTGAGCGTAAAATAAGCCGCTCCAGCTCTGGACGGGTAAACTGACCAGTAACATCGGGTTTTAATGACCAGTTGGCAAACCGGCGCTGCAGCTCATCCGCAAGATCAGGCAACAACTCACCGGCAAGGCTACGCGGCTGCGGTTCAATTACGATGCCATTAGCACCGATCACTCGCTCTTCCAGCCGATCCAGAATACCAATGCTGAGGTCGTGATTTTCATCTAACCACCGAGCCTGCTCGCGTAGGGATTTACCCGCCGCAAAAACAGCGTTGTTTGCAGAACGGGTTTCTTTTTTACCCTTGTGTGTGCGCCCAGGCTTAGCCGCTTCATAAGCTCGCAATGATTCAAACTGCATGCGGGCGGCACAGCGTTTTAATGCCCATCCCGGCGAGATGATGCCTATGGCATTGTCAATAAATCTCATTAAACAAACCTCGCCAAGCTCGGACCACGAGGCAAGGTAACTGCATTTAAGCGGCGCTCCCACTCTTGCCGGCCTGACCGGATTTCGTTCAGATCTTCCGTACTCAGTGTTTTGCCATTGAGAACCACGGTTTTACCGGCCAAAACGTCCAGCTCGGCAGCCAGATAGGCGTCGATCATCTGTTGAATTAAAACTTGACTCAAAGCCAACCCCCACTGGTTGAATTGCCCAGCCAACTATTGCCAGCTGATTTACGTTGTTTGTTTTGTAGTTTCGGCGTTGTTTCCGGTTCTGTTTCATCATTCACTGTTGGTTTTGGCGCTAAATCTACAGCTAGTTTTTCCAGAGAAATTCCCATGCGGGTTTTAGCGATATCCAGCGCGGCCATCGCGTACACAAGACAGTCGAGCGCTTCATTACGCCGACCGCCACTGCTCCATCGATAAACAGTGGTGCCGTTTTTTCGCTCGGCAATTTTTCGCTCTGCTGTCAGCTGCTTGAGTTCTTCGTCATCACAGATGTCATCGCTGAGCGGCAAATGGATAGCACCCGGCGTTCTGTGAGTCAGATCCGGTTGTTTTTTAAGTCTTGAGTAGATAAGTTCTTTGGCGTTGTCGGTACCGACTTCCGTGAGATACACGCCTTTGTTATTACGTTTGCGCGGGAAATTGCTGATTGGTTTACCGTAGACGTTGGCACCTTTCACAGGGATAACCCTCATCACCCCCATCTTTTTAGACATTGCATATACAGTGTCTGTGTAGTGGCCGCCGGAGTCCCAGCAGATGATACCGATAGGCAATAGCAGATCATCAGCACGCTGGTAGCTACGGTTTAACCGCTCAGCAACTTTGTCTTTAATAATTTGACTGTCTGGTTCACCGTAAATGATAAAACGGTCAATCAACGCGCATTCATCACCTGGCCCCCAAGCCCAGACGCGGCCCTCGTACCGGTCATCTTGTGTATCAACACCGGCGGTTAAATAAACCGCCCAGCCAGGGACTTTACCGGCCGGATACATTTCACGGCGGCGCTTTAAGTCTTCCCACTCCAACCGTTCGCCTTGGTCCTCATCCCATGTTTCACCTAAAGTGGTGTTCACAAAGGTTTTGAGTTTTGATTGATCGCCTTTGGCTTTGTAAAAATCGGTGACAATCTGCCGCCAAGTAGTAAAAGGGCTGTATGCCGTCCAAATGTAAAACGCTACACAATCTGGCGTTGGCGCAATTTCTCCATTGTCGAAATAATAGTCATACCCGTTTTTAGTTCGCAGTCCTGATTTCTGACAGCGCCATTCCGCCTGGGGATTTTCCTGCATGTCCATTAGGGACTGATTGCGGATCACACACCCATTGTGCTCACAGTGGTAATATGCCGTTTCAGGTTTTCCGGCATCCCATTTGATGCCAAAGTGCTCGTCTTTGCCGCCCCATTTAAGACGTTGCATCTCGCCACAATGCGGGCAAGGTAGGTAAAAATAAAATTCATGCGGACTTTCGTCAGCGGCCTTTTCCATTTGGCACTGGCCGCGGATCTTGGGCGTTGACCCCCGAATGGATTTCGGGAAAACCGAACCCTCGATCCGTTTGTCCCCCAAAATAGTGGGCGAACCTTCTTTTTCCACATCGTCGTCGAAACCAGCAAGCTCGTCGTACTCAACAACATCAACGGATTTTTCTCGGTAGTTTTTTGCTGACTTCCCACCCAACACCCAGAGCTGTTTGCCATTAGTGAATCGCTTCGTATCAAGGGTGTTATCCCGGTGTTTTTTCCCCAGCCACGGAGCAAGTTTTGCCCAGACTGGAATGTCGCGGATTGCACTTTCGACGTGCGATTTCATGAATGATTCAGCCGCACTATCGGTCGGCTGAAACAGCAGAATATTTCGTTTTTTGTGCTCGCAGAAATAACCATTTGCGGCCATCAGCAATTTGGAATAGCCGACCCGCGCCGATTTCACCACATCAACAGTACGGATCACATCGTTGCCCATCGCGTTTAAAATCGCGACTTGAAACGGCAATGTCTTCCAACGACCTTCTTGGTAGCTTGATTCACTCGAAAGATAAAAGTTTTCATCTGCCCATTCTGTTGCCGTGAGCATCGGCGGCCGGTAAAGAGAGCGCAGGCCTGCGCGGACTTTTTGCTGCAGGTTACGGATCTGTACTGCGCAAATAGTCATCCAAAATATCCGGTAGTTTGTCGCCTACTTCGCAGGCAATGTTCTGGGCTTTGATAATTTCAGCTTTGATGGCTTCTATCGTCCGCTGCTCCAGCTCCGGAAAACGGCGCTTTATCGTTAGTGGGACCTGATCCAGTATCGAACCGATTTGCGCGGCCAGCTTCACCAGAGCAAAACTGGCAAAAGATGTTTCAACCACCTCTTGCTGGTCTTTCTGGTTTTTAAGTTCTTGTGAGTCGGCCTGCGCCTTGGTCAGTCGGTACCGCTCAAAATCGATATTGGGTGCACCAGGTTCAGGCTCTGACTGAATTGCTTTTTTTGCTGCATTGCCGAGCCGGTTTTGCACCACATCAGCCACGGTATAAAAGGTTTCACGGCCTTTCTTGCTGTGGCATGGCACATCCCACTTGTCGTACGCCTGAGTGCTGATATTTAGGCTGCTACACATATCGGTTTTATTCAATAAATGCGGCTCTGGCGCCTGGGCGACTATCCGAGACATTCTCTGGCTCCCGAAATAGCGGAAATTCCAAACATCAGTCGTTCTCCACCAGTTTTTCTAACTCAGCTTGCAGCTTGGCCATTTCAATCAAATGCTTGCTCTGCTCACGTTCATCCGAACGTTTTTTGAAATACCAGGTTAAAAACAAAGTAGCCAAAGTGCCTATGATGCCGACAAAAAGGGCTATATCCGAAAGTGACAAAGCGCCACCAACAACGGTAGCGCCGCTCACGGTGTAAGAGGCAGAAGTTGCGAACTTGTCAGCCACTGTTTTCTCCAAGTTCTTTGCTGCGAACTTCCCACCAACGCCGATACCGCTTCATGTGCAGATCACACAGTTTAATATCGGTAATCAGCTGCAGGGTGTATCGATGATGGTCCAGATTTGTTTTGCCGCTAAATGGCGGCAATGGGCAACCGCCGCTCACTATGTTTAACGGAGGCAGGATATAAACCGGCTGTTTTACTATCACCGTTCTGACTTCGACTGGAGCCGTAGAGCAACTGACGAGCATCATCAGGCAAAGCAGTAGAAGCCCAGGAGCGAGTCGGTTCATGTTCTGATACCTGTAGTTTGTTGGAGTTGACCAGCCAATCGTTACCTGTGTCGGTAATTATTTTGGTTTGTTGTTCGTGTTCTAAGTTGAGCATTGCGACCAGCTCAGCGTGTTCGGCCAGCTGCGAAATTTCGCCATTCAGAAAAACAACTTCAGAGGCCAAACCATCGATTTCCAACTTCTGATTGGTGATGGTGGATTGCTGAACGCCAATAGTGTTTTCAGCAGTGACCAGCTGAAAAGTTTGATAGCCCGCAAACAATCCAGTGCAAACAATTGCCAAGGCCAATGCGTAAAGCACGCCCAGCTTTAAGGTGTTACCGAGTTTCATCATGTTTTTAGATCCTTAAGGCACACCTTGCGCTCTGCTTCCCGGCGTGTGCGTAAACCGGCTAAGACTTTTCCGTCGGCATAAACCCAGCGCATAAGCTGGTGGCATGCTTCAATGCGGCGGCCAGCGTTTAGCTTTGCCAATGCAGTTGATTGCCTGAACTTACCGATACCAACGTTGTAAACAAATGATAGATAAGCAGCGTGCTCGCCCTCAGAAAGTGGGACTTTCACAACATTTCGCAATTGCTGGTCGTGTATGTGGAGGTCAACAGCCAGCTGTTTGAGGCATTGCTCTCGCGTAAATGTCTGCCCCATTTTTAATTCAGGACCGGTGTGGCCATAGCAACTGGTCAGAATTCGCGCCGGATCTAGGTAGACTGCAAGCACTTCACCTTCGCTTGGGATAATCAACAGAGCCGCTGAAAGCGACAAAGCTCCGGTGACACCCAGGGCTGCAAGTTTTTTATTTATGCTCACCAACAATCCCCCAACTGATACACTGTATTTATATACAGCACAATAAAATCTATCTATGCCAAAAATCCGCAGGCGTTATAACTATGGCCATGTAGAAATGAACCCGAACATTCTCGGTGGCTCAGTTCTGCTCTGTGGCCAGACAGTGAAGGTGAAGACAAAAAACGGTGAAGGCCGCAATGTCAGATTTGCCGGATTCGTAAATACATGCAGACCGGATGCACAAATGCACCGGGTAAAACTTTATGAAATCGAGGCTTTCAGCCATGAAACCGGATTCGGTGGTGACTGGATCTACTATGGTCGCGAAGTAACAATGCTCGGCTGTTACCAGCCTAATGATGGCGTTTATCTGGTGTTAATCGATGGCCTACCAGTCGCCTGGTGCGAACTGAAACAGGCAGCAGTAACGACACGAATCACTAAGGATCAATTTGGATCTGAAAGTTGCTGAATCAACTGGGTACTTAACTATTCAAAATGAAGTCCAGCTCTGCCAGAGTGCGAAAAGTGCATTTGTTATATATTTCAATAACCTAGCTTTGATTTGTTGCAAAATTCACAAAGGTATAAATTTATCAGGGACGATTCGAACCAGACTGAAGTCGAAACAACAACCAACCCCAGAAAAATCTCATAAGAAGTGAAAGCTCGGGCTTCTCCGCCCCCGTAGTCAAAGGAACCGGAAGGACCCGCCCGACTGGTTGACCACCCGCACTGGTCGACCAGTGACCAGCACTCGCCCTATGCCCGTCACTCATGCACCTTCAACTTCTGGATTTCAGATCTGTCCGGATGCCTATAGTTCAGCAACCATGATGGTGTCTTGATAAGACGGCCAGCTGGGTTTGTCAGGTTCACTTGTGTACTTACATTAGGAGGATTACTGAACGTCTGATCATACTTGTCCAGCAGTTTAGCTAGGCTGTTCTGCCAGTCTATTGGCATTTCATGTAACAGGACACGAGGCAGTGTTAACCATGTGGCACGGCTCATGCTGAACCAGTTCCAAAGCTCGTTCTCTTTGCCAAGCGCAGGCTTCTGGTAAATGATGTGTTTGCCTAACTTCTGCGCCAGTGAATGCTCGGCCTTGGCACCGGCTGAGTCTTGCCAGCCATCCAACATATATAGCTCATCAGCAATCTGAACCATCGACAGCGCAATAGCCATGTATTCATTCTCTGTAAGACCATGTGGTAAACGTGCTGGGTTCAGCACTACATTACCAGCGCTCATGATTTCCAACTCAGCCAGGTTGAAAGCTTGGCGATTAAAAGCAGGCAAGGCAGACATTGGACCGGCGATATATACCTTGTTGCATGGCTGAGGCATTCGTTGCACCATAAAAAAAGCCGCTGCAAAAACGGTGCGGCTCATGAAATAACTACAGGGAGAAGGACGGCCGGTACAACTTGCGTCAGCCTATTCAAATCATGGCAGTTTTAATCGAAAAAAAAACGGCGAATTATGTCCTAAAGTATGTAATTCCTTACTTGTCCCACTATAGTGTTAGCTTAATACCGACTCCTACTACTTTGACTCGATACATTTCAGGTTCGCTATTAGGGCTAGCTTTAAATTTTTCGTGAACACTAGCTCCTTCTGACACACCTAACAACTCATTAACGAACGCTACTGGGACTTTGTCGGCTAAGGTTAATTCATCAAGATACCCCTCAATATCCCTTTGGGTAATTATGTCCATGCTTTCAGACGATTTAAATTCCAAATAAACATAACTGCCCATTGAAACTTGAGTTGATTCATCTTCAGGCACGTCTCCACGTAACCGCCTCTCTAATCTTGCAACTTTTGACTCATATGCAGATTTCTTTGTTTGCCAGTTATGAAAATCAGAAATTCCTTCGAGTGACTGGCTTAGGAGTGTATAAGCTCTGAACTTCTTTTCATACTCTTCACTGTCTTGATCCAACTTAGCTTTTGCTTCGACATAAACATCCTCCCTTTCGTCTAAAGCAGATGACCTCAACAATAGTTCCTCGGTCTTTTTCTCCAATAAAACGAGCTGCAACGCATCATTATATTTCCCCTTGCTATCTTGTACTTTGTGCTGAAACAAGGAAAGCAATCTGTACCGACATAACATTAATAAATTGTTCGCCGCAGGCATTAACAATATGAATAATGGAGCGGTTATCACTGGAAGCACCCATGCGTAAAGAGTTTCAAATGGCCAATCAACTATTTTGTAATACTTCCCTACACTATCACCAAGCAAGACAAACCAAACAAATTCAATGTTCCAAAAACACCATGATACAAAAGTTGCAAAAAACAATGGTGACTCAATACGACTTTTGAAGTCGTCATAAACACCCTGTAAAAACTCCCCCATTTCATTACCTCAAATTTTAGACAAGTTCCATTTCAGCCCGGCGAAGCCAGAACATATAACTTTTCTTACTATCGAACCCCATCAGAGCCCAGTTCTGCCTTTCGCCAGCGCCAGGCTTATCTTTTAAGGTTTTGCTGGTACCACTACGACCACATACATAATAGGCCCGCAACGCCCGGCGGCACTCCGGCACCATGTCAGAGATCAGCCTGTCATACGCCCGGACAATTGGTGGTGGGGTTAGCTCTTGCTCATAAAGGTGAGCATCGCTGTTTGTCATTACCTCACCCAGCTTATCGCAGGCACTGCGGCTGGCATAACCGGATAACTGTTCTTTACCATACCAGTAATTGCCCCAAATCTTCAGTTCGGCACGTACGTCACGGATTGTCCGGTCAGGCAGCTGCATTGGTGTTGTCCCCTTTTTTAGCCAGTTCGGCCATTTTCTCAACATCAGCCATTTCAATTTTGAAAACATCGCTGCAAATCACTTTTAAATCGTCATATGCTACAGCGGTTTTACCGGCTTCCCAACGCTGGTACGTTTTTAGGCATATACCATAATACTGGGCAACTTCTACTTGCGATAGCCCCCTGATCCGCCTGCCAATTCTCAACACTTCGAACCCACGAACCTGTGTGCCAGCCATCGCAATTACTCCCCAATTTCACCATTTTCCGGTCTATTGCATCCTCTTCAGAGACTGATGCAACGATTTAAATCCAGCCTGCTCCGCTATTGGCTTGCGGCGATTGCGGATCTAATGACGATCTCGGCGCTATCTCGGCCACGCAATTGGCAAAACCTTTAGCGATGAGGGCTTGGTGATATTCCTCCAACGCATTGGCCATGCCGGTGTTTAGCTGGCTGTGAACGTAAGTACGCAGCAATATTGGCAACGCATGATTCAGGATCCGCTCACCAACCATTGTGTCAGTGCCAAGGTCGGCAATGATGGTCCGGCAGAGTTTCCGCAAACTGTGGCTGGTGAACTCTTTAAACCGGATCCGCTCAGACCAATACTGGGCTGTCCGGATACTGATCACCCCGCTTTCTCCCAGGAACAACATCGCCCGTTTGCCCTTGGTTTTCAGCTGCCATTGCTGGTATGCCCGTAACAAACCTTTTGCGGTATTGGTCAGAGGCAACCGGTGAGCTGCGCCACTTTTGGTGTTTTCGGCTGGAATGGCCCACCAATCACCCGCGAAGTGATCCCATCTTGCCAGCCTAGTTTCATTGATGCGGGTGCCAAACATCAGCATCAGCAAAAAGAACACCCTCACCTGGTGCGGCTGCTTGGCTATTTGCTCAAACAATTCTGACAAATCTGTTTCCCGCAACTGGGCGTCTGCAACGGATGGCAAGCGAATCGACATCTGCACCTGATAACCAGCCAGCGGGTTGCTGGCAATGATCCGGAGTGAGGCCGCGGCACCAAATGCCCTTTTGAGCACCTGCACAGCCAGTTTGATGTAATTCGGCGCCAATCCAGCAGCCAGCATTGGTTTAATCAGTTTTTCATCAACATCGATGTACTGAATTTCAGAAATGACTATCAGAGATAGATATTTGAGCTGCGTTTTAACAATAGACCGGCTGTTGTTACGCCACGACAGGCTGATGGTTTGGTTCGATTTTATGTGGTCGATGTACCAGTTCAGAAGCTGGCCAACAGTCACGAACTGCTGACTGGCAGGCTTTTCCTGATCGGCTAACCTCGCCATTACTGCAGGCAAATCACTCAGCAGAGTATCGATGCACACCATCGGCCATTGCCCACGCTTTTGCCAGAGCGTTTTACCCTTGCGGTTAATCACCAAAAACACGCTGGCTTTGGTTCTGGCCTGGTTTGCCCGAAGCCTTACGTTTGGGTATCGGGCATCGCGAAAATCACGGCATGCACTGCTGTCCAACCAGCGGCGAACCTGCGACTGATTGAACTTGCCGTAATAGGTTTTACTCATGTCCGGATCCTCATTTTTTTACGTAAATCTAAAATTTTCTGCCGGCCTTCACAGTTCGGATCAGCCAGGCGGCATGAATTACCGACATCGGGCAGCGCTTTTGGCACAACGATATCGATCGGCTGGCCAGCCATTACACGACGCAGGAATATTTCGTAGTTGTAAGAAAACTGACTAAAAAGTTCTTTGTCGGATAAGTTTTTAAACTGCCAGATCCCGACCGCCTGAATGGTTACCAAAACAATTGGATGGCTCCAGCTATGCCGACTTCCACGCCGATAGTACTGAATCGCTTCACGATAGGCATTTTGCACGGCTGGAACGTTCAAATCTTCCGGCTGAGGGTTGCACCAACGACAAAACTGCAAAGGTGATGGCCAGAATTGCCGATCGCCCTGCTCACGCCGAGCCCGCATCAACCCGTATTGCACTTGGTCTTGGCTCACAACGCCCTGTACCGCCATGGTTTTCAACCACTCGATTTTGTATGGCCCTGCTGCTGAAGCAACCGGCGCGCCGATAGGGAAAAGCATCGCCAGTTTTTCAAACAAATCGTCGATGAGTGCGCGGTCGGCAGTACTGACCTCGACTGGACCTGGTGCGCTTTGCCGTGCAGCCCGGCGCTGAAGTTGCGCCATACCGCCGGCCAAGTGCTGCTGCGGGGTTGATACCGTCATACCAGACCTCCGGTACCGACAAAGTTTTGTGTCCAGTCAGTTGTAACTTCAGCAATTGCGATTTTCATCGCAGCAAACCGTTCCACGTTGGATCCATTACGGCAAATCAATTCAATGTCATTGTGTTCAGTCGGTTTACCGGGCTCTCGCCCCATGTGGAAGTCACTTCGGGCACACCCATCGATTGCGTCAATCAGCAAGTCGACGGGGTATTGTTCCAACCTGGCTTTGATTTTCGTTCGCCGCTCTGGCGTCAGCTGAGCTCTGGATTTTTTCATGACCGATTTCCAGTGTTCGAATACGGTCAAAACATCTTGGCTTTCTTTAAGAGATTTCTTTTGTAGAGTATCTTCTTTTGTGTGGCCGGATTCGCGGCTAACTTCAGCCGGATTCGCGGCCACTTCATGACGGATTCGCGGCTTATTGTGGCCGGATTCGCGGCTTTCTTTAGTGGTCGGATTCGCGGCCAACTGCTCTTTTTTAATACGGCTGTTGTTCTGCGACTTACCGCAATTTAACTGCCAGTCTGACATTGATTTGTTCACTGAAATCAGCTTAAACATGCCAGCTTTTTCAATGTTCAGCACGTTTCGATCTTCAAGCAAATTAAGCGCCTCTTTAACGCTGGTTGCGCCAAGGCCGGTCAAATTTTGCAGAAATGAGTTGGTAAAGCGGTCGGTAGTTTTCTGAAAACCATAGGTTTGCCGGATCACGGCAATAAGCACTCTGAACGCACTGCCACTGATATCCAGCAGGTAAAGCCTGTCCATGATATCGTTGGCTATTCGGGTGTAGCCATTGTCAGTATCAGCAATCACAACACCCTCCTTGCGCCTGGCTTCAAGATCAATTACATTTGCTGTCGACATTAATAAGCTCCTATTAAGCTTTTTAGTGTTAGAGCCCTGTTACAGCAGGGCTTTTTTTAAATCAGAATTCCAACATGGTCGCGTAGCGCAGTTCAAAGCCATCGATTTTCCGGTTCAGTCCTTGTCGAATGTTCCATCTGTCAGCATCAAACCAATTGATTAGATGTAGTCCGGCCAAAGCAGTTGATACCCTCATATTCAGGTCGATCACAAAGCCTCCCGAATAACTTTGATTGCACCAATAACACCGGTGATTGCCTCGAATAGGCTGGAGTCATCTTCAAGTGTTCTGAGCCCGGCGCTCAGCTCGTTTTCTGCAGTTGCCAAATGAAAGCTAAGCTCTGCAGATGGCTCTGATCCGGAAATTTGTGCATTGCTCATTGAAGCCTCGTTTTGTTGAAAAGAAACAAATCAAATTCCATTGCGATGGACCCGCGACATCAACGCCACGTTAAACCCGTAAAACGCTAATTTGAGTTAAGGGTCCATCACGATGGGATCTAAAATTTGCGCTTTACAATTAATCAGCTATTAATATTTAATTCACATTTAAAGCTTGATGAAATGCCGGATCCGCTCCTGTCACTAAATTCAATTGAAGTTCTGCTGCTTGATTGGCCGAAGGCCAGTCACACGGATATGCTTCGGCACCTAGATGAAATTCACCCACAGCTGCTGGCGCCAGAAGTCGCGCTCTACAACGTTTTGCATTCGCATGTTTCAGCGCTACCCTTGGCCGGCGAACAGCTATGGTTATTGCAAACACTGTCGCTCTCACTAATATCCGAGCTGCAGTTGCAACTGGCGAGGCGCTAATTACCATCCGCCGTTCATCCTTCGATGTTGGTGCCAATCATCACTACAGTCTTTGTCACAGAACTGAACGTTTCCAGCCACAGGCTGACTGCACCAAGTGCACCGGCCGATGCATGGTGTTGTCGGTTCTCGCCTGGCTAAGGCGGCGCTTAAGTGCAAATCTGACTCGCGCTGTGCTTGGTCGATGAGGTCGGTCATAAAAGCTTTCTCTTAGGAAATTAATTGTTGTTTTTTTGTTTAGGCCAATTGTTTATGGCGTTGAGAATCAAATTCCCATAATCGACACCAGGTTGACGAATCTGGTTTTTGGCAATTTTGTAAAGAGAGTTGAAATCGAAATCGTTATGATCAGCAAAACGCTTTAGCTCTCCACTAACTAGGAGCATTTCACTAAGACCAGACTGGATCTGAACTGATGGTTTTTGGGTAGCTTTATCCATTGATGCACTTTTAGAAGACATTAATCTGTATCGATAAGATAATGCGTAACTTCTTTAAATGCAAGTCAGCATGCGTTTAATGAAGTTTTATTCATGCGGAAATGTGAAATTTTATTTTTATACTGCGAGTTTGCTTAATTTAGGTTGTTACATTACTACTGCTTTCTTATAATGAAATTCTGATAACAGAGAGCTTATAAGAATGAGAACTGGCCAAGTAATCGCGCAAAATATTACGGACCTATTAAGCTTATCCGGCGAGCAGTTAAAATCAGTTCATGGTAGGGCTGCTGAGCGTGGTATTAACATCAACTATCCGATGATTGCAAAGCTCGGAAGCCTAAAATCAGAAGCTCCTAAAAATCCATCTTTGGAAACTCTAGACAGAGTCGTTGAAGTTTTGAGGACAATCCCTGGACAGGAAACGTTAGAGCATTGGATGCTGCTCAAGGAAGGCTATTTTCGTGGTGGTAATCCTGCTTCTAGCAATCAGATTACAGAATCATTTATGAAGGACTTCGTTGACGAGCTCTTGTTTGCGATTACGACTATGAAGATTATTCCTTTAACAGAAGATCAGTACAATAATGTAAAAAATGTAGCTAAGTTCTGCTACATGAAAAAGCTCAACTTAGACAAACAAGAACCTATTGTTAAAAACGCTACTAGTGCGTGATTTTCAGTTTTTATTGTCCATATAAACGAACTTCTGAACTTTACTAAATCCATTACCACTGTGGTTTAAGAAGCAAATATGTGGCTCAGGAGATGCGTAACCCCCATAGCTATTTTTCGCATTTATGTTCACGGTAAGTATATGTCGTGGGCCACTATCATCACTCACCCAGCTTTTAGTAAAACCTTCTGCTCTTACGGACTCGATATCCTTCCAGACTTGTCGGCGCTTGTGCATTTCAACACAAGCGGTAACGAGCTGATCTTCTGAAAAGCCATCATTGCTACCCGGTCCATTTGTTTTAATTTCTACAACAACTGCATCTTCACCGCACTGGGTTTGGCTGTAGGTTGTTACCCCATTGTTTTCGCATTTGTAAACCTGACCAATCGAATGAGCAGAAATCAAAAACACGAAAAATAAAATCAAAATCCTTTTCATATCTGCCTTAATGAATTTTGCATGTCAGTTTTTTCAATTGCCTGATGAGCGGTGCCAAAGTACAAATCTTGTATGGATTATAGGCAAATAACCCATGTGATTTCCAACGAAACCAAAGAAAAATACATAAGTTACCAGTTAAATTTGGCTGTCCTGTTTAGGCGTAGGGCAAATGCGAATTCCAGCGTAAGCGACGACATTCGAACCTGAGTTTTTAGATAAGCTTTGAGCAACCTCAACTTCATAGTCATCAAGATACTCATAGAGCTTTTCAACCCATCGAATGTGCGCTTCATGCTTCTCCCATGAATAAGGCATCTGATCAATTCTTACGCCTTCAGCAATTAAGTGGTGTGACCTTGCTGAAAAGCTTTCTTGCGCCGAATTCTCATGAAAAATGATTCCCTGACGACTTAATAGTTTGGAGTAAATCCAAGTCGCAGCCACAACTAAGCCGATAATCACAGCAAGACCAATGGTTTCTGTCATTTAAAAATTCCTTTAACCGGCAACAAACCTTTGCGATATAGCTGCATGAAAATTGTCGGAACAACAGCAAAATTAATAGAAAGTATTAAAAACCTATATACATCATCTAGGACTTTTGTCTCGAAAATAGCTCGGTCCAGAAAACCACATGCCTGAATTACAGTTAGCGCTAAAAAAGAGAACGATATGTATGCGGCCAGTTTGGAGGTTGGCAATTTAAACCTTATGTGTATGAGGTAAATGCTAAAAATTGATAAAACATTTAGTGAAGCCCAAAAGGAATACCAAATAATGTAACTGTAGTTTATATACGCAGCGCAAATTTCGTAAATGAATGGCGTCAATATCAACATCAGAATGTTCATAACGAGCCAAACTGAAATTGCGGCTTTCTCAGAATGTCCTTCCCCAACTCTGAATAGAAGCGCTAGTTGCCCCCCTACCAATACCAGAACTAGCCAGCTAAATAAAATGCCAGGACTCCACATAATTAAGGCTTACTTTTTGGTGGGTCTGGCGGCAATGTGCCACCACCATTAAACGGAACAATAAGACCAGGAGCGGCATCACCTTGATCGGGTTGAGTTTCCTCAGTTGGAGGCAAAGTTCCAGCTCCATTTTGTGGAGATTCGTAATCTTGCTCAAAGCTTTGCAGCTTTAAAGCTTCTGGCGATATGTTTACAACAACAGAATCTAAAGTAACTAAAGGTTCAATTCCTTTAACAGCACCAGACACTGCTACTGAAGGAGCAATGCTAGATCCGCTCTCTTGTACTGTCATTTGTGTGTATTGCCCGCCTATAGAATTCATCACAACCCCTTCAAAAATAAGAACTTTTATTTTGTAACACAAAATAAACAAAAAAGCATTATCAATCGTTGATATCCGCTATGTTCGCGATGTCATTGGCTAACGCAACTGAAAGCCGGATTTCCGTATAAGTTTACACCACCACAGACAACTGTCATTTAAAATATTTTACTTTATTTTGATAAAGCCACTTGCTTTTAATGAAGTTTAAAACATAAAATGAAGTCAACTTCACTATTTGAAAGCTTTCGCTACCAGATAGACTTTACTCAATAACGAAGAGAGCCGCTATGACACTCCAAACAGCAGTCCAAATCAAAGAAGCCATCACAAATACGACCGGGCTGCTGGCTCGTGTCTGCATCCAGAACGGCGAATTTATTGCCGCACCGGTGTTACCTGGAGCAACCAATCAGTTAAGCAAACAACAGCGCGCTGCTCTTTATGTCGTTTATCGCAAAGGTGAGGCAGAAGTTGATAAAGCAGTTGGTATCAATGGCGCCATGCTTTCCGGCGTTTTTGATAGTAGATCCCAATGCATGCACATCCTGAGTGACTTAAAAGCCTTTGGCTGGCTTCGCGAACACGAAGGCCGGTACAGCCTATCTGAAAAAGGTGCCGGTTTTGTCAATCAGCACTTGTTAGGAGAATCAGCATGAGTCAGGCCGAATTAAATCCGACACAACGCTCAGCGCTGATCGCCATAGACTTCAAAGCTATGACTGTGATGGCTACTAGCCAATACTTGAAAATTGACCGAGCCCTTGCAGCAAACTTGCTGAATCAACTCGTTGAGCTTGGTTACGCCAAAAAGTACGACAACGGGCAATTTACCTCCATTACTGCAGGAAAAGAGTATCTGCGAGCCAAGCTGGAAAAAAGCCCCAAGATTAAAGCGCAACAAAGTAGCCGTCCAAAAATTACAGTAGAACTTATAGATGTGGATACCGACAAGGCATTAAAGCCAGGTGACGACCTGTACCAAATGCTGGCTGCTGCGCCGGCGCAAAACCTATCAGAAAACATTGAAAAACCACTGGTATTAGATCCTGCTGAAGAACTGGAGGCGGCTCCTGTTGTTGTCCGAGCCGAAACAGAAACCAATGCAATTGTGACGCAGTTGCAGCCATCAAAACCGGCGCTGCCATTGGAAATTGAAAGTAGCTTGCTGAAGTTGGAAAAGCTGCTGGAAGTTCAGCCATTCAAACCATTACCGGACATCGATACCAAATTGCAGGTACTGCGGCGATTAGCTGACCTACTCCACCCAACCATTGCCGACGTGCTGGACGCTATTGCTGATGACCTGCAACGGGTTCAGCAAGTGGCGGTTGATGTCAGCCAAGCGGCATAGGAGTTTGCAATGAACGAAGCGGATTACCAGCTGAGCAAATCAATACCCGATATGGCTAGAGGGTTTGTGATCCAGACCAATTACGGCGAAATCCGGGTCAATGCAGATGATCCGGAGTGTCAGAAAATTATTGCTCAAGTGAAAAAACTACTTGAGCGGCGTCAGAAATCTGGAGGTTAACCATGTTTGCAGTGTTTGGTGTGCACCTGGCGAAAGCCCGGGCTAAAGCAGAAAAGGCGGTCAAGTCCGCCGAGGCTAAAAAACAAACGGCCGCCATCAAAGCCAAGAAAAAGTATTCAGAGTTAACGCCAGAGGCATTTGCTGATGCAGTGAATGCTGAACTGGAGCGTGTCATTGGCCAATCCAAACCTGTGCGGATCAGCCCTGAATACAACGTTCCAGCTGCCGCCGAACACTTTTGCGAAATTGCAAAAAAACAACCTTTTGCAAACTTGCAGCTGTTCATCAAAGCACCAGAACAAACCAAAGACAAACGGGGTCGCGTTAAAGTGGTTGGCCGGTATGTTCTTTTTATCCAGGGTAAAGATTACTCACTCACTGGGGTAGCACAATAATGTGGTTCAAAAACGCACGAATTTACAAAGTCACTGATCAGTTGAATTTAACCGGCCATGACGCATTTTTAGCAGAGCATCAGTTCACGCCCTGCATGGGGCAAGAAGCTGTAAAAATGGGCTTCACCTACCCTGTTCATCCGACAATCAAGCAGCTAGTACATGAAGGCCAAGACGGCCTGTTTGTTGTTGCTGTCAAACGCCAAGAGAAGATGTTACCTGCCGCGGTTATCAATGAAGAACTGCAGCCAAAAATTGCAGCGCTGGAACTGGATAAAGGTCGCCCGCTCGGCCGCAAAGAAAAGCAGGCGCTACGTGAAGAGTTAATTCAGGCGCTGCTGCCCCGCGCTATGCCCCGTTCGTCAGTTGTTACTGTTATCTATGACAGCAAAACCGGCTATCTGATTGTGAATACCACAAGCGCCGGGCGCGCCGAAGACCTGCTTGCATTGCTGCGCAAGTCTCTGGGTTCACTGCCAGCACTGCCGTGGACAGATAACAACAAGCTAAACCTGAACATGCAGGACTGGCTGGCCGGTAAAAATCTGCCAACCGGTTTTGAATTGGGTAATTCAGTCGAACTAAAAGCTCCAGATGAAGAAGGTGCCAAGGCCAAGTTCAGCAATCACCTGCTTTCATCTACTGAAGTGCAAAGCCACCTGGACGACAAACTGGTCACCAAGCTGGAAATGTCACTACCAAACGCGCTGAGCTTCACAATTGCCGATGACGGCTCTATCCGCCGCATTCAGTGGAACGAACTGACAACCAACACCAGCGACGAGCTTGGTTGGGATGACCTGGTGCTGCGTGTCGATGCCGATTTGCTGCTGATGGCGCAGCAGTTCCGGGCTTTGATTGCTGCTGTTGATGGGAATGTTGGCGAGCCAACAGCTAAAGGCGTTCAAAAGAATCCGATATGGAATGCAGAGAATGAAGACCCGCTTTACACAGAGGCTGTTGCTTTTGTCGTTGAGTCGAAGAAGGTTTCAGTTTCTGCCATCCAGCGAAAATTCAGAATTGGCTACAACCGCTCAGCCTACATTGTTGAAGGCATGGCGCGTAATGGTGTTGTGTCTGAGATGGGCCACAACGGCAATCGTGAAGTTCTTCTGCGCGAGGTGCCAGCATGAAACAACTTACACCACAAGTGATCTGGCAACTGCCATCAAAAACACCTGAAGTTCCAAAGGGCGAAAACCATCTGTTCTGGATTGCAGTGCAAAGCCAGTGGAGCGCAGGCGAACAACCAAGAACATTAGTTTACCTGGCCAACTACATCAACAAGCCATTGGAACTTGATGATGACGGAGAACCGTTAGATGACGACTGCCACGTCAACACCGATGGAGATCCAATCAGCGCAATCGGCTGGCATAACCAATATGACCACCCTGATTTCAGTGGCTATTACGAGCCCATACAATTTAATGAGCAGCTCAAGCTGCTGGGGTGGGCTGAATACCTTCCGCCGGAATGGAATGGTGAGGCGGCAGTATGAAAGATAAACCAGCTTTTCCCATGACATATGGCAAGGTGCCTAAAAAGTCCCGCTGCATCCCAATGACCGTTACTGTTTTTGGTTCCGTGAGGTTTGGTGACGTCGCAATCGCATCAACAAAGCCAGCTGCAACCGAGGCGCTCTGGAAGAAGCTCGCTCCAAAAGGTCATGTATATGATCCGAATAAAGCCCAACAGGTTGTACTGTTTAGCGCTGACAACACGCTAATTGGCGAAGAATCCAGAGAACTACCCGCAGAGTCGCCATGGGAAATGATGGATACGGCACCGAAAAACGGCACTGAAGTTCTGTTGATTGTGAAAAGCAGAGCTGGAATGCCGCACGGTAAGCTTGTTGGTCATTACATGGGTGGCGGTCACTGCATT